TTACTGGCTGATTTTGCCTCCACGGATCCACCGCGCAACGATTTCCAGAAGCAGATCAGAGATCCACATCGCGCATGCACCGACGACGAAAGCCATTGCGTTCGTGGCGGCGACCGGATCTTCTGGCAGCGGCCAATTTATTGAGCGGAGATAGTGGAGCACTAGAACAGTGAGATACGCCGCCGCTAAGGCACCGCAGATAGGTGAGGCGATCATTTCCTTGGCAGTGTACCGGCGACGTGACAAACCGCGCAGAATGCCGCCAGAAAGGCCAGCAACGAATATTCCGAGCTTGATGCCGATTGCATCTAGGAAATCACTGAATGACATCGATGGATCCTACTTACGGCAGGCGCGATCTTTGTCGCACTGGAGATTGTGCGCGGCGACTTCATTCGCGAACGGTCGATCGTTCTTGACTATGAATGCGCGTGTCTGTGAACTTGGATAAAGCTTTTCATAGCCCGCGCCATCACTGGCACTCGTCGTCGCGGTACAGCCCGCCAAGAGCGCCACACACGCCAGCGTCATCCAGCTTGCGAACTTTCTCATTGATCTTCCCCCTGTTGTCCGTTCGGTTGATTGTATGCGTCTGCGATGCAGCCCTTTCGTTTTCGCCTCGATCGGACCAGCCTTTCATGTAGATGAAAGCGCCAATGGCACAGATGGACGCTACCAGGACGAATGCCGCCCAGTGCTTTCTAAGGAAGGCGAGGGCGAGAGCAGCCATTATCCTTGCTCCGCCGTCTGGCGAGATTTCCAGATCCCGTACAAGGCATAGGCGGCTAGACAGACGCCGATCAATGTCGAAGCCGCCAAGAGGCCGGAAGAGATGCTGTCGGCGATTTTCAGACCCATTCCGGCAAGATATGATGCTGTCTCGCCGATCTGCTCGCGGATCGACAGGACGATCGCGATAGCGCCACCGCCTTTCACAGCATTTTTGACGGCAGGTACCGAAGCGGGAGGTTGCGCACCAGGCTGATCATTGGACGCCAGTTGAAGCGACTTCAAGGCCTGCTGCGTCTTCGGACCTACAACGCCGTCGATTTCCAATCCACGATCTTTCTGGAATTCCTTGACGGCCTGTTTGGTAGCCGGACCGAAGTCACCATCAACTGCGATGGAATAGCCGTCGCGCTGAAGCAATGTCTGGAGCTCACGCACAGCGGCACCTGATGAGCCGGATCTCAACATGCCAGAAGCTGGCGAGATCTGTTGCATGCCGCCATACCGGGCATAAGCCGCCGCCATTTTTGTGTCGTACTTATTGTCCCGGTATCGCGGGCCATTGTAGATGCGCGCGAACCCGGCCCAGTCCTGACGATTGAGCTCGTCGATCACCCCCGCATTTTCGATGAAGCGGACCATAACATCGACCTGACTACGCAGTCCTGACATGATGAAGGTATGAAATTCGCTTGCAGATCCGAACCCGAGTTTCTGCCAATGGACGCCCATCACCTGACCGACGCCCCAGCTGCAAGACATGATGGCGGCGTCTTTATCGATGTCGCACATGCGTTGAAACATATGATAACGATCGAATTGGCTTTTGGGGTTCTTCACCGCGCCTGCTTTTGGAGATGCCAGTCCGGCATTCCTTGCCTGCTTCTGTTTGGATGCCGGTACGAGGCGATCGAAATAATGCCCTTCGATGCGGATTAAGGGGACGTTGCGGCCATCGACCTTTGCATACGCGATGCCGTTGCTCTCGACTTCCACCACAGCGGCAAGGGCTTCCGGGGAAATGGCGCGTGGCTTGGCGACACTGGCGATAATCGAGAATGTTTTGTCGTCGAACATGATAGGCTCCGGTTGTTTACCTGAGCCTATCGCCATCCTTGTTCGGTCAATCTGAGAAAAGTGGATGATTTATATGCTGGCTAATATGAATGCCATCAATTGATCATAACGGATACCATATCGACTTCCGGAGTTTCGCTGAGGTTTTATCATCTCACCATCTTCATCAAATACCGCTTCCTCCTGTTCCCATTCGTCGTAGCAAAAAAGAGCGTATCGTGAAGCATCTAGTCCTTCAGAGTGAAAAACTTGCTCTACCTCTTGTGCTATAACGCCAAAATGAATTCTTGCGCTGTCGCCCTTCTCAAGAACTGCATCCTTCAGCCTGAATTTCTTTATCAGAGCCTTAAGCTTTTCAGCGACGCGTTTTTCCTGATTTGTGATCAATTCAATGTCTTGTTTGTCTCTTTCATCGGAAGTGTTAATGGAACCAGTTGTAGCATAAATAGTATTCATCCTTGAAACTGCTGCGCCAATGTTTTGTTGCCCATCCGTTCCCGGCAAAAAGTGTTTACTCGCGTCAATATAATATAGCCAATCAACACCCATTAGAATTGCTAATTGGTTGTTTATAGCCCTTATGTCAAAGAACGTTGTTGAGCTTTGTATAACAAGACTTGGTATGGAAACTTGCGGCCCGCCGACAGTAACATAGGCCTTCTTGATCGCCGCCCCGTCATCAATGCCTGTTTTGTTTGAATTAATAGAGTAGGTAAAATTATAACAGCAGGAAATTCTGTTTCCCGTTGAGACCGCGTCTTCTTCCTTAATATTGGCAGGAAGGCTTGACGAATTGGTCAGATTATCCAGTGTGTACTGGCCTGCGTGTATATGTATACTGTACGTTGTATCGCCCGTAGGTTCCCAAAAACGTACATCTCTGATGGAATTTACTCCACTATACATCGCGACTGAAGCATCGCCTTTATTCCCTTCAATCCACCCGCCATAGAAATTTAGCCCCGTTGCTTTTCCGCTACGATCTATGTGTGAGCCAATAATTATCCCGCCTCTTGCTGTGCTGCCCGGAGTATCTCCGTTATGCTCAACGCCAGTCCCAAAAAGGTTCAATGAATTGATATAATCTGCGTAAATACCAATATTGGAGTTAAGCCGTATTAATCCTCCGAAGATATTAATTACGGCAGGTAGAGCGTCTGGGAACGAAGGATTTGTCAGTTTGTCTATGTTTATTCCGACAGAGTTCCAGTGAATGTCAGGGCTATATATATCAATATAAATGCAAGTAAGTAGATTGATCCCTCTTGTTGCATTAATAGTACGGACGTTTCGTAATGCGCTATACCACACTTCGTTTAGTTCGAGTGCTGAAGATGCGGTTTTATCATACCCATCTAACGTTAAATCCGATACTTCAATATGCCCATGGAAAAATGTCGGAGAGGAACCATTAATTTTGAGGACAGGGTCCACGGAACCAGGCAAGCTGCGAATTATCGTAGCGTCAGGGCCGTCGCCGTAAATCTTTATCGGTGTATAAACTGAAGGGGAATAGACGATAGTCGACACCCGGTACTGTCCTCGCGGAATGTAGAGACTTTGAGCTCCACCGTACAACTGTGCCTGCATCTCGCAGTAAGCAAACGCGTGAGCAAAGGCATCTGTGTCATCAGTTGCATTGTCTCCCTTTGCACCGAATTGTCGAACATCAATGTCTACGCCGGTCAGTTCCCACCATGCACCGTCTACAGTTTGGAATTTTCCGGGATGGCTTGGCTCGACAGAAACTCTTTTGTATTGCGATGCGCCGCCGTCACCAGGAAGACTGAAGCCTCCAACTCGCAAGACATTGATAGTCTGCTTCACTTTGGCAAATGATGCAGCAACCCGAGTATCATAAAAAGGCACTTCAATTGGGCCAGCCTGACCGATGATTGAAGCCACTGCCAGATCGCCTTGTTCGCGCAGGCTTTTCTCATTAACAGGAGTTTCACTTGAGACGATGTTACCGTCAGGACCGACATTCAATAGATGTGACGGCGAATTAGCTGTTAGAGTTCCGCCCTCCGCCCCATACGGTACCTTCAATGCACGTTTGATGTCTCGCGAGTGTTCTTGTTGAATTATCCTATTGCGATCGAGCTCGTCATCAGTCAGCTTGGATTTGAAGCGACCGTCACGTACAATCGACGATAGGCGATCAAGAATTGCAGATCCAACAATCGCGATGATTTCCCCGCTCGTTCGACCGGTATGAAATGTAACGGTGCCACCTTCAGGCTGCATTTCGCCGGAGATTGTGAAAATGTGGCGTTCAATCTCGGTATACTTTCCATTCGAGTAAAGCTGTATCGAGACATCTGCCGCTTGCTGGAACGGAAAAGGGATTGAAAAAACAGTCTGCCCCGCGCTGGCTGTATAGCGGCGAAAACGCGGATCTTCTTCGATTGGAAGTGCGACACTCATGAGACGGTCCCCTGCAATTGGATCAGCCGATCATCGCAGGGGTGCACTTTGGTCAACCGGGTGTGATTAGAATCGGCTCTAATCCAAGACGACGACCGGTTTAGCTCCCGCCTGTAGCATACAGGTTTTGGTAAACTCGTTCACGAATGCCTCCCCTCTGATCGTCCACGATGCAGATGGCGATTTGCGCTCCGCTTCTTTTCGGCACCAAACATACATAGAGCCGGCATTGCCATCTGTTGGCATCGGCGTTGGTGGTGTTTGTGACACAGGGTGGGTAGCTGCACATGCTGACAGGACTACAGATAGTACCAGCCCCAAAACTATATTATTCAAAGAATCCTCCCCGCTAGCCCATATAGATCACTCATTCTAATCTTACTTTCGATCTGGGTGTCAACGCTGGCCTCTTCTTTCGCGGACGCTTCATGCCTTCGAGTGCAAGGCCTCCAGCCTTAACTTCTGCGACAAGGTCGCCTACGAATGCTTCAGATCCGTCCTCGAGCGCGCGATCACGCACTTCCGGCCAGGCTGAATTCGTTGCTTCAGATGTCCATACCTTTTTGTTTGCGTACGCATCGCCAAGGCGCTCTGCGATACCGGGATTGATCGCCATAAGCTCGCGGTAGAACCCATCTTCCGAAATTGGCTCACGCTGCGCCCATCCCTCCACACCTGTTTCCTTCAGTGCATTTCTAGCCAAGGCCATCGAGAGCGAGGAAAGCACATCGTCGGCGGCGGTTCGTTCAGCTGGTGAAACCGTGATCGGGTCTCCATCGTGATCCAAAAGCTTGCCAGCGGCCATTTCACGTCGCACCATTCCTATTGCTTGGACGGCATTGCGCGCGCGTACCATGGGATGAAGACGCCGAGCGTCAGCATCGAGGCTCGAGACAGCGACATAGGCTTTTGAAACCTTGTCGAGCTTTGCATAATAATCAGCGGCTCCGGCTTCGTCGCCAGCTTCAACCATGGCTTGCCAGCTTTTCGCTTTACCCTCGAGGGTGCCTTCGCGTTGACCGGCCATCTTCCAAAACATGGTGGATGATTGTGCACCGCGCGCCGCATCCTTGATAAAGCGCCGCGAGATCGGCGCGTCATCCCATGCAAAACCCGGCGCGTCAGGCTGTGCCAGGTCGTATAGCGAAAGAGCATTACGCCCCCATGATCCGAGGTGAGCCGTGATAAGATGGTCAATGACGACGGGCGGTTCGTTGAAAATCCTGCCAAGTTGCTTTGAAAGCGCACTTGTGCGCGAGGTATATTGCAGAAACGGTTCCATTCCCTGCAACTGATCCGGAACGATCGGAGCGCCAGTGAAAAAATCGCTGTTCGATTTGAGCTCGAAATAGCTCTTGATCAGCGGATTGCCTTCCATGATCGAGGGCGGAATGATTGTTTCATAGAGACTGTCTCCCCATCGATGGAGGGCACGAGGATCTTTCGACGCCCACATATCGTATATCGCTTCGCCAAGATTGACCGCCGCCGCCATTTCGAACGGCTTCGGAACTGCGATCCACTTGTCGCCAGCCTTGATCATCCAGTGCGTTGCTCTGGTCGTTTCCGAGATTTCGTCATGATCTTCGTGGCGGCTCATAAGAGCGTATAGCGACATAGATCCGGCAACGAGCGCACCGAGACGCGCCCAAGTCTTGACCGCCGTGGACATGGCAAGCTGGTCCTCGGCGGTGACGTTCATGCCGAGAACTTTTTTTGCAAGCGGTGCGATCATGTGGCGCGTCGCTTTATCCAGCCCCTGCATGGAGGCATTCAGAAACGGAGTGACGCGGGAAAGCGCAGCCATTCCAGAGCCGCGCCGATCGAAGTCCATATAATCACGGGCTCGCCAAGACGCCTCGAGCAAGGCCTCATAATCATCGAGGCCTCGCTTTTTGGCTTCATCCTTGAACGTCCGGAACAGACCAACGCGGGTTGCGGTTTCCGCAATTTCTGCAGTTTCCAACACGCCACGAAACGATGAAAGACGATTGGCAACCCATCCTCGACGCTTCAGGCCGTCGATATCGCGCCGGGCCATAACTTCAGACAGAGACGCTGTTTCAGCACCGCCAGAGATCCCGAACATGCGGGAATAGGATTTGGCGACATCGCTGCCGATAATGTCGTCAGTTGCGCCCTGGAGCGTGGCGCCGACACGGCGAAGCGGCTTTCCGTACATGACAGCTGCCATGAACTGATCGCGCACAAAGTTCGCGGCTATGAACTCCGGTGACAAGGTGATACCGGCGCGGAGCAAGCGAGCAGGTATTGCGACAAGATCCAGCCAGAAATTCTTTTCGGTTCTGCTCATCATCGTGATGGCGCGATACATATCATGACCGAACTTTCCATCTGCCAGACGAAGCGCCTTCAGGTCGCCACCATCGCGGAAGAAAACAATTGGCTCGCCTTTCTCGTTGATCATGGCTGGGCGGAAGACGGCAGCTTTTTCCGAGCCGACGGCACTTTCAACAGCATCGCGCAAAACAGTTATATCGGCTTCACTCAATCCGGCATTCTTTGCAGCGGATTGAACTGCCTCGATCGGATCGACCATGTTGGCCCGGAGCTCTTTCGCGGGAATGATCTCAGCAATTGCGCCGCCGCCTGGGCCGGCATTAAGGGCGAGCCGGTGCAGGGACTTCACGACATCGTTGCGCGCGATTGTCATGCTGGTTTCGTAAGCATCGGCTGCAAGGCTTTCGAGCGGATTGATCACGTCGCGCTTGGATCCTTTGAAGCGCTTGGCAAGTCCGCCTTTCATCGATCCACCGCGGCCAGATTTCTTTCCGCCCGCCTTCACCTCACTATCTGCCGAAAAATCGCGAAGGCCGGGAACATAATCCTTGATCAGATTGCCGCGTTCGAACGTGTCCAGGTCAATCAAACCGGCATCATATTTCTTTTTCCAGAGCGCCCGGCTGAATTCGTGGACTTTGGCGGCAGCAGAAACAAAAGCTGGAAACTGTTTTTCGAGCTCGGCGACGTTGGCCTCATGATCGGCGCGAGTGAGCTTGTCCGGAGGATTAGGAATTTCCCCGTTGCGATATCGCTCCCATTCTCCGAGTGCACGCCTGGACCAGAGATAGGAGCCAAAATCAGCGACCCGTTCTTCATCCCATCCCGAGAGCGCATTCGGCTTTCCGGTTGCTTCGACAATTGCGTCGCGTAGGGAAGGGCTTTCCGGGTTAATGCCACGGTACGGCGCAACGCCGTACATGACGTCCATATGCCCGGCAGCATAAGCGCCGCGCGACATGCGGGCGAGCTTGTACGGATCCGATGACGTATTGATGTTGAGCGGCTTGCCCGTGTTCGCCAGGTGCAGATCCTTCAGATAGGAAACCGCTCGATTGACCGGGTTAAGGTCATCGAAGGTGAAGGTGTACATGCGCTGAAGAACGTCAGCGATCGTTCCGCCGAACCCGCCTTTCTTCAGTTCCTTCCGGGCTGACCTGAGCCAGCCATCCTTTTTCGCCGAGACGATTGTGGAACGCACGGCCACTGTGCTTGGTGCTGTCAGAAATTTGTCCCAGGCATCGGTGGCATCGTCCACGGCCTTCGCCATGTCAGGCGCTTTTTCCTGTAAAAGCTTGCCAAATTTGTCAGCAAGATCCGGCTGGCTTTTTTTGAGATATTCCCGGTTTGTGATCCAGAGCCGGAAGAATTCGGCAAAGCCTTCATAGTCGCGACCCGCCACAGGATCGTAATCGAGAACCGAAAGCGCCTTGGAATTCTGTTTGATGAAGTCCTTCACATCGGGAACGTGCGCATCAATATGATGACCATACTCGTGGGTCAGCGTATCGAAGTCGTCGAGCGACCGCACACGCACAACGCTATCGCGATTGTCGAAAGTGCCGAGAACTCGCTTGCCGCCTGAAATACGGCCCTGCCTGGTCGCAGTAATATCAAGTGCCTTCGCAAGCGCATCGGCTGTTTCACGAACCCGCTGGATATGGGTGGCGGCGCTCTGGATCTGCGCCGCCATTTCTGTTGATCGTGTGCGCTGCGCCCTCAGACCGGCTGAAGGCGAGGACATGAGGAAATCACCCACGTCCTTCGCGGCAGACGCTATCGGCATTTCTTCAATCTTGACCGGAGGCTGCGCTTCAGGTGCCGATCGAGTAACGTCGTCATCTATGCGTGGTGCCGTATCAGCAATAAGTGCAGCCTCGCGCGGCGGCTCGACATTTCGTGCCGGAGTGAATTTCTCGACACCGCGCGCTTCAGCGGCTTGATCAGAAAGGCGCTCGCCGATCGTATCAGGGACAACTCTCGCGGGCTGGGCCTCGATGCTTTCGCCAAATGCGATACGAGGCGCGGTTTCAACGGGAGCATCGCCCGACCGCGCTGGAACGGGTTCCGCTGCCGGTACGACATCCACGCGAGGAGGAGAAGCTTCTATGACAGGTGCGGCAGGATCGGGAGGAGGCGCAATCTGTGCAGCCACGTCCGAAGTGTTCGCGTTGGGAGATGGTGCATCATCATCGAGTGCGTCGAAGAAATTGGCACCTTTGCCGGTTTCGACGCGAGCCGCTTCAGTGTCTGGAGTTGAAGATCTGAAGCGTTCGACCGCTCGCCCGCCAACGTGACCCAGACCGCCCGCTGCGCCACCGATACCAGCACCAAGCAGAACGCTTATGGCATACCGTTGCGGATCGAATTTTTCCGCATTTCCGCCAGCTATATCAATTCCTTGGATCGCCGCATCTGTGACAGCGTTCGTTGCGGCCGCATCGACGGCACCGGAAAAGATCTTCGCCCAAAGCCCTGTGAGACCGGCCTTTCCGGCGACCAGTATCTTTTCGCCGAGACCGATGGGGATGAAGTTTTCGGGGCTCGCGGCAGTTCCTGCTATTTGACCGGCAAGAGCCGTCGTTCCCTCGAGGAAGCCTTGCCATTCGGGATATACTTCATAATTGCGATCGAAACGGGCGCGATCTGCCTGACGGCTTTCAGTCGATGCATCGTATGTCGCGCCGAGGATTGTGTTGTAGCGGTTGCCCGCTTCGAAATTCAGCTTGAAACGATCCACGAGCCCCGGATCCGGCGCGGCGGACAGAGTGTCTTCAGCTTCGTCAAACTGGTCAAAGTAATTCGGGGCCATGGCTCACCTCGCAGATTTTTACGAGATGAGCGTAAAAGGTGAACGGTCAAGTCAACTGACGTTATTCAGAGTGCAAATCATATATCTCGTACCCAAGTCGTCCACCATGTCCGCAGGAAAACAACATACAGTAGGGTGTCAAAAGAATTTGAAAAATTAGCACTGCAATCATAACCGGCGCTAAAATTGCGGCAGAAATGATACCAAAGATAGTAAAGGCTCTCTCCCACAAGAGGCCTGCCCTGGACAAGAGAAACCGCAAGCGGTCAAGCACTTTTGCATTCCCCCTTGACAAAAGATTCTCGATGACTCAACCTACACGCGCTTTACGAAAAAGGTAAAGTCCCGAATTGGAAAGCGGGTCTGTTCTAGAGGCGCCCAACGCGCGCATAGCGCGTTTTTTTATGGTCGGGCGTGATGGGAGGGCTTTGCCCTGCCGGTCCTCTAGCCGGTCTTTCCAACCCGTTGCTGCCCGGCCACCAGAATGGAAAGCTGGTCGCCGGGTTCACTCGAACCTAGAGGAACCGACCATGCGCACCGGATCTAACGATAAATCACTCATCAGCGACGAATGCTTCAAGGCTGGCCAGCAGATCGAGGCCATACGCGCGATTGTCACTTTCGCGCTGTTTCAGGCGGAAAACGCCGAACCTTCCGATTTCATGAGAATGCAGCGCCAGTGGGAAGCCATGCTTCGCATGATACGCGAGAAGATTGATCTCGTGGAAGAATGCAACGGCGAGGCCGCGTTTCTCGCTTCGACTTGTGTTCCGGCAGAGGAGGCAGTCCATTGAACGCTATCCTCACCACAAATGATATCGTCGTTCACGACGACGAGCCGACGGTCGAAGATTTGAAGCTGGCCGAACTGCTTGGCTTTGATCGGGTTCGCAACATAAGAAATCTCATTCAGCGGAACATGGACGAACTGGTGAGGTATGGTGAGGTTTGCTCCATGGTGAAGCAAACCTCCGAGAAAGGTGGTCGCCCTGGTACTACCTATTGGTTGAATGAAGCGCAGGCGCTTCTAATTTCCATTAAGTCCGAGACACCGATGGCCGCCGATGTACGCGAGCAGCTCATCCGTATTTTCATGGCATGGAGAAGAGGAGAGCTTGCGGCGGAAAATCTCACGCCGATGCATCGGCCTGTTGAGGATACGCCAGCATCGCTGATGCGCTACAGCCTCGATGTGGTCAGAGAAGCCCGGCTTCTCTATGGCGCGTCACGAGCGCGGGCGTTATGGGAAACGCTGCCTGGCTTGCCACCCGTGCCGCGTGCGCCTTCCATTCTACAGGCGACTGCAACCGACGTGCCAGCGCAATCGATTGAATGTCTGCATCACCTTCTGGAATATCCAGTCCCCGGCGATCCCGACATGCGAAGCGTAGCCGAGCTTCTGGCGGCGCAGAAAAACTCGGCATGGCTGGCTGATAAGACCGCATGGCTGGCGATTGAGGAAATCGGCATAAAGCAGATGTCAGATGGAGTTTGGCTTGCACCTGCGCACCCTGGAATGCGCGCCCTATGGGAAGACACCCGATGGCGTGATGGCTTGTGGGTTAGTTTATTGAAGCGCCTGCCGGGTGTCACAGGCGGTCATGAACGGCAGCGCATCGGTGGGTATCAATGCCGACCGATCTGGTTGCCAAAATCAGTCATCGGCGGCGAATAGGTTCAGCATCCTCCCACGCGGGCGCGGAGCGCCCGAGGATCTGCAAGGACGCGCCGGGGCCAAATTTCTGATCAAACTCCGCCGCTTTTTCAGGTTGCGATATGAGCGCCTGGCGCTGCCTATAATTCGGCAGCGGGAAGGCATCGCTCGCGATTGGAGAGCCGGCAGCATCCGCCGCGTCGGTTTCGCTGATGACCTGACCTTGCCGCTTGTCGGACGCCGTAGGCCCTTGTCCCTTCATCAATCGCCTGAAATAACCAGCGCCAAGGCCAGCCATCTCTTTGCTGACGCCTTGCGAGGCAAGCATCTGCGAAACAACCTGGTCGGCATACGGACCATAGGTTTGCTGGATCTGGGTGACGGTATCCATCATGGCTTGCGAAGCGAGCTTTGGATCTGCTTGCGCAGAAATGGGCCGTGCGAGCGCGCGTGCTTCGTCGGCAGTCAACGGCGACTGCTCGAAATCGGAAATACCAAGAGCTTTCTGCGCATTAATGCGTGCAGCAACAAGAGATTGCATGGACGCAGGATCTTGAGGATCTGCCGCATCTGCCGCCGCCTGGACGTCCGGGAATGCTTTTTGGACAGACAGCGCCGGATCTGCCGAACGTTCCTTTATGACAGCCGCAGCCTGCTTCTGTGCAGCTGTGAAAATCTCGAGATCTTCGGCGTAGCCGGGTGTACCGGGTTTTGGCTCAATGACGGCCAAGCGTTCCGCAATATCGGATGCAGATTGCGAGTTCATGCCGTTCGTGGCGTCGAAAACACGTCCCGCGAATTCCCTTTTTTCCTGCCACTTCTGCAATCCGTCATCACCAAGCAGGGATTGAACGCGATCTGCCGTGAGGTTTGTTTCAGTGGGATCGAGGCCCTTACCGGTGGCGGATACACTTGCGATATCGTCGTCGATTAGCGAACCGAGCTTTGCGGCTTCCACTTTGTTTTGAGCGCGGGCAATATTTTTCTGTTCGAGCGCATCACGACGCAGAGTGTCAGACAGCGATTTGACGGTTGCGAATGGAAGGGCGGCAAGGGGGCCTTTGCCTTCTTTCCAATCATCGAGCAGGCCGAGTGAATATTGCTCTTTCTGATCTGGCGTGGAAAGCGCATCATAAACGCCTTGGATACGGCCCCGAGCCGCTGTCGTGGCAATTTCGATCTTGGCTTTTTCACCTTGCGCTGGCGTGAGGGTGCCGGATCTGACGGCACCATCGATCGATAACTGTGTGGCGCGAACCTGCTCTGACAGGATTTCATCACCTTTCGGATTTGCGCCGAGCACCTGCGCCTGACGCTCGATATCGATCTGACGCGCAGACAGTCCAGCTGCATAGTCCGCCTCTTGCTGCTGGCGGAGCTGGGCTTCATGTCGAGCGGCGATATTCTGCCGATAGGCTTCCGTGCGTTGCTGGAAAGCCTTATCGAAGGTTTCCTGCATCTGCGGATCTTCGATTTCCTTCAGGTAGGTTTCCCGGATCTGTTCAGACGCCGCCTGAAATCCTGCCGGGTCATCCTGAAATTGCTGCTGCGCATTATAGAGGTCGGTAGAGAGACCGGCCTGCATACGCCACGCGACAGAGGACATCGCGGCGTCGTCGAAGGCTTCGCCGCGAATAGTGCCGTCACGGCGCAAGGCAAGAGGTTTTGTGTCGAGTACCGGAGCCTGATAGGTATTTGCTTTTGCTTCGGATGCAGCGGAAGGACCCTGCCCGAGGGCCGCCAAGAATTTTTTGCCGTATGAACCGACATCGGTGCCGAGTACGTCTTTCCGATTAGTTTTCCCTACACCACCCGGACCGGCAAACCACGCTTGTGCCGCACCTTCAGCACCGTACTTCTGGACATATCCGCCGAATACATGATCGAAGATGGCATCCTGAATTGCAGGGCCTTTTTCCGGATCCATGAATTCTTGCGCAGAAACTGCCCGACCGAGCGCGGCTTTGGACCATGGACCAATATTGGCTTCCATGATCTGATATCTTCCAAGCGCTCGCCCCATCTTTGAGTTTTGAGGCCCAACAGCGGCGTAGTCTCCGCTGCCCCTGCTTTCGATCGATGCAATGGCATCACGGTAGCTGGAGTTACCCGCACTGCGGGCCTGTGTGGCAACGGCTCGGGCCTGAAGGTAGGCAGCACCGGAAGCCTGCCCTGCAGACAGCCCTTCAGCAGCGCCTTCACGCTGTGCGGCCCTGTCTGCGAGTTTCGAAAGTGCACCGGAGAGGCTACCGGCAGCATCAGCAAGAACACGCGAAGCTTGTCCGGTATCGACAGCATAAGAGGGCAAATCGGTTGAAATCAGAGCACTGCCGGAGAAGCGGGCAACTTCACCAGGTGAACGACGCTGCATGTTTGCCATTATCCACGCTCCGCTACGCTAATGCCATACTGTGCTACTGGAACAAGCGCTCCGAGGAGCGCGCCGCCCCGTTCCGATTTTGCGCGCTGCCGCAAGCCCTGCGCTCTCATCCGATAAAGGGAGCGTCTGAAATCAGTGTCCTGCTGATCGATCGAGATTTCCGACGCCGCATCCTGCTTGGCGCGCGCTGCGCTGTCAGCCGCCACTCCCTGTGTGAGATCAATGCCAGCAGCTGAATATGCGACCTCATTTTGGCCGAGTACGCGCGCGAGCTCGCGACGCATCTTATTTTGACGCTGGACACCGGCAAGCTGTTCCTGTCCAGCTTCAAGGTCAGCCTGGTCGGCTTGCTGCTCGCTCGCGCGGGCCGCAGCAGCCCCCGCGCCAAGTCCGCCGAGAACCTGAAGAGCCGTCGAAAAACCCTGAAGCGCGGTTAATGCCCCAGATCCGGCAGTGGTAGCGCCAGTGGCAGCAGTACCCGCCGCAGTCGCGGCGGTTCCTGCTGACGATAGTCCGAGACCGGCGGCGACCTTTCCAATTGCAGCGATAGCTAGTTCCAAAGCGACCTCCTATAGTGCCGCTTCCACGGTAATTGCGCGAACGTTCAGTCTACCGGGGCGCAACTGTGAGACGGTGACATAGGGTGCATCGGCATATCCGCGAAGATTGCGGATCTTTATTGTGCCTGTGACACCTTGCGAGAGCTCCGGCACATCAGCGAGCAATCCGTACCGATAGAGATCGACTTCCTGCAGACGGCCACCGTTGACGGAAATTGCTACGCTCGTGCTGTCGAGCAATGACAAATGAACACTGTGAATGCGTGCTTTTCGTTTCAATACGGTGTTCGGGCCGATATCGCGGGGAGGCGGCAATGTTGAAACAATGGGCGGCTTCCATGTGCCAACCGTAGCTTTCAGAACGGGGATAGTCAGAGTGACACTGCCAGCAGAAACCAGAAACGGACCAAAGACGTTTCCGTCACCAATCACCCAGACATTGCGACCATTGAACCGCGACAATCCAGAGATGGAAGCTTGAGGGGTGCCGAAGGTGAAATCCTGCGCCTCATCCAGCAACAGGCCGGTTTCAAAACGCTCAAAGAAGCGCCCGCCGGAGCGTTCTGTAATGAAGGAGAGCTCATTGCGACCATTCTTGCCGGTGGCACGGAAAAGGCCGTCAGTTGTCATCCGCGTGAAGGCGGTTACTTCCTGCTCGCGCAGTATGGTTGCGAGGCGCGCTTGTCCGTCGCTGCGAATGATCGCGTGGAGATTTCCATCCATGGAAGCATTGGATCGCCGGACGGCCATATCCTTGACGTCGGTCAACAAATGAGATGCAAGAAGAGAAATATCCGTAGCAACGAAGTTACCTTCGACATCGGTATAACGCAGTTCGCCCAAGGTTGAACCGTTTCGATGACACCAAATCGCAGCGCCTTCATTATCGACGACAGGTACGCCGCGCTTACTTCCATATCGCGATGATTGCACATGATTTGGTGCGTCTGTCTTCGATATCGCACGTTCTGCGATCCAGTATTCGGCTTGGCTAGTGAAAACTAAAAGATTGAGTGACGGCACCATTGCCTCGATGCGCTCGCCGCCAGCGCTGTCCATCGGCACAAGAAATGGGCCGTTGGCTTCCGTGAAGCGTTCATCAAAGTTGAAATAGTCAGCGCTCTTCGACGCCATCCACGCATTCGGAAGTGACCTAAACCCACCAACAAGAAGGCGCTGATTATAGAATGTCCCGCATTGAGGCCAACCACGCGAAGCTGAAATAAGCGGTTCGCCCGGTGACACACCGGCTTGCTCCTTAACCGCGACGATCGCAGCGTCAGCCTTGTTGATAACCCGCCCCGAAACTGCCCATCCATCCCCCTCATTCCCCTCGCCGGAGAAAGTGATCTTCAATACCTTGTTTTGGCTCCATTCTCCGGGAGAAACGGCAATTGCATCAAAGCCGGGATTAACGTTCGGAAGATTTCCAATGGCCGTGGCGACGGCTGTAGAAATCGCATTTCGATCATCAACGAATGTAATAGATTGAGTTTCTTGCCCTGATATTGTCAGGACAAAAATTGACGTGTTTGTTTCCAAACCAACGAACTCAATCTTCCAAATGGCTGGAATTCCGTTTTCGTAATTGCCTCCATAATCGTAATTCGGGATTGCCTGATAGGGTAAGTCATCCACAGCCCAGCCATTATTGCTGTAAATTATGCGTTTGCTTCGCAGGTTTTCATGAAAGATCAGAAGCGTGTCGAGACGCTGCGCGTAGGTTAATTCGGATGTCAGGCCGTCAAGACCGCTGACACTGAAAGAAGCAATGGGCGCAGTTGCGGACCAAACCTGACAATTGGCGCCTGCGAAAACGAGATCGAAAGACGTTCCGTTCGATGCATCAAAGGGAATGATCTTTTCCGCGTTGCTGGCAACCGGGCCGATATGGCGCAGACCGTCTCGCTGGCGAAAGCCGCCTTGGGGTGCAACGGCTATGTTCTCGGCATATTTCAAGCCGGTGCCGAAATACTTCAGGGTTGTGCGCTCCTCGAGAAGCGGATCATGCTCGCCGGAAGTGAAGGCGGTTTGCATTCGTCCTGGACGACCAACCATGATCAGGATCTCCAGGCGCGGGTAAGTGGATTGCGATCGACAGCCATTTTGCGTGGCGGATTGGCAAACGCATCCTCATGCAATGCCGCGCGTACCTGTCCGCCACGGAAATTATCGGAAGCAGGTCCGTAGGCCTCCTGATAAAAGCTTTCCATGGTGTTGCGATCGGAAGCAATTGCGAAAGCAAGGCGACCGGCGAGGGCGGTAATGGTCGCGGTTCTGAAGGTCGCAGTCCATCGATGGGGATCCGGACGAAACTTCACCATTGCGAACAGTGGATCATCATCTGCGTTCACCTGCCCATTGGTGAGAATGAATCTATCGTAACGCCGATCCGGGTCCGTTGGATCGTCAGTCAGAAAGACTGGCAATCCGGTATATGGGCGGGGAATATCGAAAACATACTGATAGCCCGTGAGAGGGATGGCATCCGCAAGCCTCGTCAATTGGCGAACTTCGCGTGCAAAAGCAAACCCGGAAGGCTGAAGGCCGAGGTTGAAGTCCACAACCTCTTCATAAAGCAAAGAGGCGGACTGGCCACCGTTCAGGTCTTCGGTTAGGCTCTCGACCGGATCTTCGCCGATCCGAGCGCAGGCAGTATTAACGATGTCGAGAACGGTCATCAAGGCCATGGATATCTCCCGGTAAAACCCTCGCGGGCGCGTGAAAACCCGCGAGGGGCGGCGCGATAGTCAGCTGTTAGGCGACGTTCTGCGCAGCGATCGTGACAACAGTGCTGGTGACGCTGGACACGATGTAGTTGCGGCGGACTGGCGTTCCGTCGAGATCGAGCGTCATGTCGATGTGATCGCCCTTTTTGACGCGCTTAACCAGTGAGTTGAAGTATCCGACAGTTTCGACCGCAGCCTGATCGTCATTGGTGACGTAGCTGTGCTTGCTAAGATTGGCGCCAGCCAAACCGCTCGGGTTGAACATGAAGTCATGGGTCCGAAACCCTTTTGCATCATAAGCCATTGCAGCTTTCCTTGATTGTTGGCGAAAAGGGATCCCGGCATATCTGCCGGGAATGGTTGTTAGCTGACCACGATGGCCGAATTGGAGGACGTGGTGAAACGCTTGATGCCCTTGCCCTCCTGGAGCGTCGAGGCTGCGCCCTTGCACGTCATGTTGACGGTCCACCAATTTTCATAGTTGTCCCACTGGGTGATGACGCTGAGATCGGTGTTATTGCACCAACCCATCGCGGTCTTGTGCCAGATGAACAAGTCCTGCTTGTCCGCCGAAGGAACAGGATAAAGATCGAGCGGATCTTCTTCCGGGAAGAGGAACCAATTGACGCCGTTCCAGAAACGGGTGTCAGTTGCCTTTACGAACGGAAGATCGGAACCAACATGGTCCGACGAATTGACGATCTTGTTCGCCAGCAGCTGGTTCCACTGGAGCGGAGGCAGGCCGCAATAAACCTGACCATCCCACTTGACCTTGTCTTCCTGGAGCGCCTTGCAGAGCATAAGCGCGTTCGCTGCGGAGAAGGGACCGGCAGAAAAATCAAGGCCAGCATCGGCGGCGGGCTTCTTTGCTGCCATCTGGGCGTAGATTTCAATATCGGTGGCGATCCCGAGTGCGTTCGCACCGCTCTGGTAGATCACTTCCTTTTCATCGACAGACATACGATCAACATCGTATTCTTCGATGACGTCGAACGCCTTCCAGGTGGCAAGTGGGACTTCAAATTTCTTGCGTTCACCGTTGCCTGGCTGATTGCGTTCGCGGCGCTCGATCTTTTTGGCTTTGGTTTTGCCAGCGAGCCAGAAGACGCCCTTTTCATTGTTTTCGATACGCATTGCCTGCGTAACGGTTGGGCGAAGGCGGTTGCCTTCCTTCTGGTAGATGTGCATCGCGCGGTTCGCGTACTGCGTGGTATTCCAGTTAGGAGAGTTCTGCGACATTTTAATCTCCGATGTTGAAGGGAAAACACCGGGGAGGAGAGGCCGCAGCGGCTCGCGGGTCCGGTCAAAGCCGGAGAGGCCGCGAGCTTTGCAGGTCCGCCCTGTGCTGATCTCGACGATAGAACAGGGCAAGTCCGGTCAACTTAGCGGGCCGGATAGAGGCGATTATAGGCTTCGTCATAGCGCTTGCGCAGACCTTCATCGAAGCGCTTCTTCGGATCCTCATGATCGCGATTGCGCGGATCGATCCGTGGATCGCTGTCAAGCTTTTTGAGATCGTCAGCCGTGAGCGCGCCTTCGCCGCCGCCATGCCCCTCGACGCGGATCCCGTTTTCTGACAAACGACCTGAAAGGGCGCGAAGGAGAACGTTGCCGGCTGCCGTATCAGTCATGCCGAGCAACATCGCACTGACATCGTTCCTCAGCGCTTCCGGAACATCCTTCAGCTGATTGATCAGCCCCTTGGCAAAAGTCTCGCTTGCGACAAGTGCCTCTTGCGTTGCACGTTGATCCAATCCGGTTGCAGACTGGAATGTCTTCAGCTCCGACGCTGGATCAAAAGGTGCAGCCAGTACACCCTGTTCGACAAGCGGCGAATAGACATCGGAAATGAAGCCTGCAAACTGCTCTTGGCTGAGACCGTGCTTGTGAGCAGCATTGCGCGCAGATGCAAACGCGGGGTCCTGCGATATGTCACCGAAGAACGGCTTCAGATTATCGCCGGGTTCGAAAGTGTACATATCTGGCTTTTCTGGAGCAGCTGGCATTTTTGACAGCTTGTCGCGCATACCCCCGAACCGTGTATTGAGATCATTGTAGCCGCCGAGCAATTTGCCGAGCGTTTCATCCGCATTGGCACCGGCAAATTCGGCAGGAAGTCCCTGCGGAGCGGTCCATCCATCACCACTACCGCCGCCACCGCCTCCGAGACCTTCGGCTTCGAAAACAGGCTTATACTTCGTCAAAAGTCTAAACATTTCACGCTTTCCTTTCAGATGTCGCGAGGCTGGACAGCCTCTTGATTGCCAATGCCGATCTGCCTGGCAATTTCGTGCGCTACCGCATTCTGGCCTTCGCGAAAGGCACCGAACACAGCCATCGATGTCGGATCGAGACCAAGGGCGGCGAAAAACACGGTACGGCGCAGAGTGGTATCGAACAGGCGCTCAAGGGCTTTCCGGCCATCCGGACTATCTGCGAAACGAGCCCATGCGGCAGCGATGGCTTTCGCATCCCCATTATCTTTGGCTTGTTGAACGCCGAGCTTTTCACGAGTGGCATCATCGACCTGGTCAAACCAGTTCCAACCGCTCGCCGCTGCACGCTCAATGATGTTCTGAAAATCTTGTGGTTGCATTATCCTGCCGCTCCTAATGCAGCTGTTGCTGCGCCCGCCATTGCAGGGTCAGCGCCAAGTGCGGCAGCACCCGCCGCAGCCAAGGCCGCGTCCTGTTCCTGCTTGTCCATCGCTTCACGCTCTTGAGACGTGACGATATATGTTGCCGGTACACCAAGCTGGCGACCGATATCGGAGAGCGCGTCCTCGAGCTTGGCGACACGAACCGCGCGCTGCTGAAGGATCATGATTACCATCTGAAGCCACTGGACGATTTTCTCGATGCGCTGTGCTTCACGTGCCATGGCGAGCGGCGACTTGATCTTGACCCGGATCAATAACTGGTCGATCGGAATTTCGTTTGAAATCAGACCGCGATTATACGCGAGCTCGATCACGCGCTTGACTGCCGGAATGGTGATTTCCTTGATCAATCGGCCGTATGCGCCAAGATGATCCGAGGCGAGGCGCTTGACGCGTTCTAGAATTTCAGTTGCGGACCTGACTGCGCCGCCATCAGGGGGGAGCGATTGATCCATCATGGTAGCTTTTACCGACATCCGCATGTCCTGAAGCACCATGTTTGACAGGTCGAGGCGAGGATCTGGAAAGCGATTGATGGAAGGGCCGAGCGTACCGCCATTACGTGCCACTTTCCAGAACACGCCCGGCTCGATCGGTGCCAGATCCGGATTGAATACGCCGTCATCAACGGCGGTATAGATGCCGAGCATTGCAATTGCCGCCGCCTGAAGCTGAAGGCGGGCGGTCGTATTCAAGGTCTTGATTGTCGGCATGGCAAGCATAACCGGACCACGACCATAGGTTTCGCCAGGCACGCGGAAATAGCGCGGGATCAGCCAAGGACATGTGCGGCTTTCCGTCTGGTAAATGATGCTTTCCTGTTTCTGGCACCACACCAGCATGTTCCAGCGCTTGCGCTTGCGGTCGTAAACAGTATCGACGTAAACCTCGATCTCGTTTTCGGGATGCGTGCGGTGGATTTCCTTCAGGTCATAGCCGAAGCTACCTTCAGGCCATGTGTCAAAGAGAACCCGAACGGACATCTTTCGGGTCCAGAAGATCGCAGAAATCTTGTTGTTCGGTCCTTGCTCGATCAAAAGCTCGTCGATCGATACCGATATCGGTTCCCAAAGGAGCTCCGGATCTTGCGTCGGGTTCATCAGGATTGCGCCGGTTCCGGCAGACAGATCCAGCGCCATTTCATGAAACGCCATATCCCAATCGCCGTCATCGAAAAATGCTTGTGCAACGGCGCTAATCGGGCCAAGCGCTTCTGTCATGGCCTCACGTTCTTTCACGTTCATGACGATCGGGCCGGGTTCGAGCTCGAAATTCTCTTCACCGGCAGGCCAGAAATCCTGTTGTACCTTGCCAGCAAAACGAAACGCGCTATCGATCGCGGTGTGATCGAACACCTGATCGACGCGCTTTTCGCCTGTGCCAGTGTCTCGGGTGGATTTTCGAAAGGGGATAGCAAACTGATAGGCTTCGTCCATGAGAGGCTGAAAGCTGTCCCGCTCCTTTTTCGCCGCACTCCGGCGACTTTTCAGCTTGCTTGTTTCGAACATTATGCCTGCCCGAATTTGGAGTTGCCGCCAGCCGTGTCAGTCAGGAAGGTGAGCATTCGACTACCGGTTTTGCGCCCGGTCTTTCCAGCCGCAGCCTGATCGGTTTCAGCTTGCTGTGCTGCAAGGTTCGCAAGGGTCTGTCGCTGTTGTGCTTCAGCCTGCTGCTTCTGAAGGTCTGCGCCCTTGTTGGATCCAAGTAGGTTTGGCATGCCAGATCTCTCCGCGCTCTGTGTTTTCCACGAAACGAAAGCCGACAAGTCGCGCAATGCGACTGCCAGCCTTGGAGGTGCAGAGCACCACAATTTCAGGGTAAGAGCGGGAAGCTAGCGTCAACCGGATTTGGCGGACGAGGAAATTCATATGTTTCGCCGCTTCAGGCCGGACATTGAACCAAGGCTCTGCGCCGTTCTCGATCGGATAGAGACCGAAAACGCCGATCAGCTTTCCATCAGCACGAAGGGAAAAGGTTTCACCGGCGGACCACATTTCGCGCACAACGGCCCAATGAAGTTGCGTCCGCGATCCCGATAACTCCGCCATGTCGAATATGGTGGCAGGGGATTCGACCTGGTATTTCATCTGCGACCGACCTTATGGGGGTCGAAGCCACCGCGAGATCCGGAGCCCCACGGAGCCTTTCCGCCAGAGGAACGATTTTCAGAAAAGCGATTGCCCTGCTTTTCCTGATCTGCCGCCCCACGAATTACGCCAGCTCGACCACGAAAACCAAGGATGAGATACTGGAGCGCATCTTGCACGTCTGACCACGGGTGCGTTTTTTCGGGAAGCTCCTCAAATTCTGTTGAGGCTGTTTCCTTTCGCCGCTTGAAACGGTACTTTCCGTCGAAACCTTCCAGCAGTGAAGGACACTTTTCCGGGCAGATAATCAATTCGCTGTCTGGCTCATGATAGCCGCGTAGCTCAGTTTTTACGGCATCGAGCCGCATTCCGAGCTCATTCGAGCCACTTGCGGGAATGAGGACTGGCAGTCCGAGAATAATAGCAATTGTGTCCAAAGCGGCTAATTGCCCGCCCTCGCGATCACCTCCGTACTCGGCGGCAGGATCGCACCAGATCCGGACTGTTCCGGCGTTATCGTAGTTTGCCTCCAACTTTCGAAGGAGGCCTTCTGCAAATCTGGCAGCGCCGACGCCATGGCCCAGATAAAGTTCATCGATGACTGCAATTCGCCCCGAACCCCTTACTTGACCGAAAACCGCTGCGGGGTTGAGCGTGTTCGTTGAAACGTCAATCCCTATGCCAAGCGTGAGCTTTGGCTCGAAATCAATACGGAACCGTGCAACGTGGCGTGACCGGTCATATTTCTCAAATACCGGCTTTCCATGGCGAGAATAGCCGAATTCGTTATCCACCATGCGCTTGACGAAGTGTTCGTCCTGGTTGCGAATGATGCGGGAGTAATAATCTTTTTCCAAGTTGAACAAGTTTTCAGCCTGTTCCGAGCGCCCTGAAGGCTGACGGAACAGGTAACGATCGTCAGTAACTTTTTTGACGAAAACCTTATAGACCCAGTTATCGACGGTTGGCGCGTTCAAGTCGCCGATCACAAACCGTTGGCGCTGTCCCGAAATAATTTGATGACCGAGTTGCCTGCTAAGCTCCTCGAGCTCCTGCACGGTGAGGAGGATATTCGCGGATGGATAACGACCGACGCGCTGCTCGAGATCGTCAAGCGAGCCATCGGCGTGCGTATCCGCTTCATTGAGCCAGCCGCCTGAATATTCGCGGCCCTTCATCAGCGTTTCGATGGAGTTTTCGCCGAGGCCTGCAAATTCGGTGATGACCTCGATCCGGATCCCGTCAGACCCCATGAAGCGCAGGGTATGCGTTACCGGGCGATCATTCCCACCAGCCCATTTCGAGCCGGGGAAGTTTTTCGGAAACCATTGTTTCCAGCTTTCCAGAACCGTTTTTTCTGCTGATCGAAAGGTATCGCGCAGGACAATCCAGCGGCACATGCGCGTGGGCTTGCCGTCTTCAGGGTGCCAAGCGACCGGTGCAAGTGTCGCAGCCATGATACGGCGGAAGGCACAGAGCGTCGTCTTGCCGCCGCCGAGCGGCCCCATGATGAAGGTCGTGAGATAGGTGGAGTTTAGGAAGGCTTCTCCTATAGGGCCGGGCGGTGTGTAATTGAACGGATCGAAGTCGCCGACGATCTCCAGCTTGCTGACGAGCTCGCGGACTTCCTCTTCGCTGAAAAGCTTGATGTCGTCGCGACTGACAATATCCGCAATGTGTTGAGCCATCAGAACACCTTTCCGGATTGGGCGCTTGTCGGCGCGCGCGACAGCGCATGCGCGCCGACCCAAAGCAAGTCGCCAAGCAGACTAAGCCGAAGGCGAAGGCTGCGCGGCGTCCGCTTTTCCCTTCCTTCCCCAAATACGATGTAGCTTTTTCCCCCGACCCCTCGAAGGGCGAGGACGGGCGCGGCGCACCTTGCAACCCGCACCCCCGCCCCAAGGCGAGGCAAAACTCTCGCGGCCAATGAACCGGCTCCGAGGCTGAATTGCCAAAATTGGGATCGATGCGCGCAAGCGTACCCCTGGTAGGGGGGGAGGGGGGCGTCTTCGGGGAAGGCCCGGCGAGCCGGGCCCAGTTCGCTGCCGATAGCAGTCCGCGCGGCGCTGGCGGCGTGATGGGAAAAAAGTCCGATCGGGCAAAACAGGCCGGTCCCCTCAAAATGACCGGTGCTAAGTAGGTGATACCGTATCATCTGCTTTATCGCGTAACGTGTTGCAATCATTTGCTTTTATCTTCCGTCCGATCTTGTGTCGTCCGATCTTCGGTTTGCGCTTCCGCTAAGTCATTGATTTTATTAGGTGCGGCGTCGATCATTGGGCGACCGACCGTCAGACCTTTTTGCGCCGCAACCTGCCGTGCTTGGTCGATCTGGTTCGTGCCGGAATTGATGACCAGCATCGGCAGACGCTCATCTTCGACCACAACACGGACCGGCGCTTTGCCGTGCAGGTATGGTGCGAGATCGCGGGCGCAGGCCATTTGCTCCTTCACGATATCGATCAGCGCTGGCACTGCGACGCCGGTTTTCTTGCCGATGGCCTTCATGGTTTTTTCGTGTTCGAGGAAGAACGATTGCAGCGCCACCGGGTCCGATGACATGAATTCCGCCTGCAATTGCAGCGGATCCTTGAAGCCCTGCGCTTCATACCAAGCCTGAAAATCCTTGGTTTTGCGGTTTCCCGCGCCCTTCGGCCTGCCGCGACCGCGCTGTGCGGCTTTCTCCGGCTCGCGACGCTCGAGCGACGAAGCCGCGTCGGAGCGCCAATCGAGCCCCATATCATCATCATTTTCGATTATTTTATTCTCAGCCATCGCTCACACTGTCTAAGGACTGTCTAGCTTCTGTCTAATGCTGATTATTCAATTAAATCAGTCACTTATTCTTATATTTAGACACTTAGACAATTAGACATATAAATATCCTCATGCGTATGCGTATGTACGTGCATTAGGGAGGATTTGCTGTCTAACTGTCTAAGTGTCTAATTCTCCTGCTAACTGTCTGTTTTTACTGCGCTATGTCGATTAGACACCCATTAGACAATTAGACAGTTTTTCATGGCGTAGCACTCGTTATGCGTTAGGCTACAACAGGCCAAAAACCGTCAACCGCGCTGTTTTCAGCACGCCGAGGGGTGGGGGTCCGGGTTTCGCTCCTGAAAAATGGACAAATTGGCGGATCGGTGCCGCCTATGGTTGCGACGATCACCGCTTCTGCCACTCCTCAAATTTGTTGAGATCGATGAAACAGCATCGAACCTGCCGCCCTGCTACAGTGACGCGATTGTCCATCCTGCCGCCGCCTACATCGATCTTGGAATGCACGATCCCCGGCTCACCGCGCCTGAAGGCATAGTTCCAGCTGCCTTGCGTCCCGCTCGAAAATGGTGTGCCGGTGAGCGCTTTCGCCAGAATGCGGCTCTGATTGGGAATGCATAGGAAAGGTTGCGCTTTCGTACCGTGGAGCCCGATATCGATAGCGGCCAGCTTGTCGCGCGTGTCATTGAAGCCTTGCTCGCGATCCTCGCGCAGACGCTCGAGTTCCTGCGCCACGGTGCGGCGTTGCCCGCCGGTGAAATTGTCGATGACTGAAGTTAGGATAGCGCCGAGACACTGTTCCCAAGTGGCTGACTTTCCTTCGAGCTCCGGCAGCTTGTCCGCTGCGAGCCATTGCCCCCACAGGGACAGATCGTCGGAAGGCAGGCCGAGAGCTTTCAGTCCGTCATCGCCAAGCATGGTGTGAGCTACCGCGAGGAACGTACCGAAAGTCTTTTGACCACGGCTATCGTGACCATGCTCGCGCAGAATGTTTGAATAATCCTCCAGGTGATAATGCAGCTTGTCCCATCCATCTGCCAGGACGCGCAGCAACCGAGGCCCGACTGTTTCAGCGGCAGGAAGAACCGGCGCTTTGTTGCTGGTCGCCTTCAGGGGTAGCAGCTGGATAATGGCAAGGCGGGTGAGGGATGCCGGAGGCAAAGGCGGCGGGTTGATGCCTGAAAAGAAGAATGTTGATTGCGCCTGAAACTCGACGCCCTTGTGGTTTTGGCCGCCACGGATACGAACCGAGCCGCTGGCAGCGTCACGCGCCATCTTGATGACACGTTGCGCTTGATCCTGACCGTCTTCACCCTCGAGCTCGTCGATTGCGATCGGCACGCTGTCATGGCCGACCAGCTGATAGAGACCGGCTTCCGACGCGTTCGTCGTCGAAACCATCATCCTGCCGAGGATCGCCTTCAACAGTCCGAATTTGCCGGTGAGCTCTGATTTACCCGTACCGGCATCACCGACGATAAACAGTGACGGACGCCAATCGAGCGCGCCGCCGAGCATGGCGACGCCAATGGCGCCGAGCATGAGAATAGCATCGACATCACCGCGATCCATATTCCAGGTACGCAGGATCTTCACAACTTCCGTGGCAGGATTATCCTCCGGCTGTACCGGATCCGCCCAGGGCGACATTGATCGCGGCCTTCGCACATAAAGGTAATCGCCATATTCGCCAGTATCTTCGATCTGACCGTCGATCCACATGTGATCGCCGCAATGCAGCAATAGCTTGCCTTGACTGTCGCGCCACGCACCACGACCGCGCACCATATCCGTTGAGGACCATGCACCGCGCTGACGGCAGGCTGCGAAAAGTGCGCGGCGGACCATTTCAGACTTGAAGCCCGTAACCTTGCCGCCCTTGTCGAAGGATGGGAAAGCCCAATCGAGCCATTCCTCATGACCAGCGAACAATTTTTGCAGACGCTCGACGCCGAGTGCGCCGTCGCCCGAATTGAAAACCTGCCCCATCGTGTCGACGAAATAGAAATGCTCGCCATCATACCCGAGCGGGCGAACCGGACAGTTATAGGGCAGATAGCCGGTCGCATCGGTGAAGCCATCGTCCAGCCACTCACCCGGCTTGATGCCATCGAGGGGCTTGCCGCGCTCCGGATATTTTTCGGCCTGGCGTTTTTCCGCGAGCTTCACACGATTGACGGCTCCGCCGATCAAGCCGCCTGTTTTACGGATGCCCGCTTCATTTTCCTGTTGCATCGAAAAAATTTTTCCCCAGGACCGGAAAGAGGCCGAAATACCCCTTTCCGGTTGACTTTTGACCGGTCAATTTCAGTTTGGCTTTTTCGTCTTCGACGATTTGGACGGCTTAACGTTGCCTACGCTTGCGGAAATATCAGTTTCACCGCTTGTGGAGGCGTCAACGCCATCATTCGTTTGTGATGACGTGACATCATCAGCGGATAGTTCAGCCTGGTGTGCAGGTGAGCCTTCTGCCTTATATCCGCCAGCCTCATTTCCGCTGCCAGCCGCTTCGCCTGCTTCAAACTCCACCGGCGATACCAATTCTGAAGGATCTTCAGCCGTTCCCTCAGTGGCCGATGAAACGGCCTGTCCGCCCGCCTCGCGTCCGTCATCATCCAGATCATGAATTTGACCCTGTGCGTCAGGATCCGCGCCCGCCGTGCCGCTCGTTTCCGATCCAGCTTCTGAAGTTTCTTCCGCATTGGTTCCGTCCTTCTCGATGTTACCTAGAGAGAGCGCGGCAGGTGCATCGGTGATCTTCTCGCCGATCGACGCGATTTCCTGCTTTGCGGCGGCTTCCAGTTCGGCTTTTGCCTTGGCATCGGCGATAGCCAGCTCGTAGGCAGGTAGCTCATTCATGAACACTTTCTGATGTTCATGCTGATCGCCGAGCGAGGGTTCCGGCTCGAAGATGCTGTCCTCGAGGGCGAGGGAAGCCGGGGCAGCACGTTGCGCTTCGAATGCTGCCTTTTCAGCAGCAAGCTGCGCCTTGCGCATTTCGAGCTCGACGCCCAGACACGTTGCGGCGAAGGTGTTGAACGCTACCTGACGAGCAAGAGGCAGATCCGTGAAAAGGGGAGCCTTCACATCATCCTGGACGATGACGCCACTGATCACGCCATAACGCCAAAGCTGCTCGCCGATCGACGCGGTTCGCGCCGTATATTCCGCAAGCGTCAGGACTTCCGTTTCTTCGGCTTCAGGGTTCCGACTGCCGCCGTACCAATCGAAGCTGCTCGCATGTAGCTCGCTTGTGTCGTCTGACAGGATCTCGAAAGCACGAAATGCAGCGACGTGCGCGACGGCACCGCCATATTCTACGGCATTAATTTTCAGTACATCGGCCATCACCAGCCACTCCTTATTGCATCGTTGACGTCCTTCCCCCATTCAGCCGGCATCGAGATAACCTCGACCGGCTTCCTGAAGCTCTTGATGCGGGCGACTGCTCGATCGAACAGCGCCTGCGCTTGGGGTTTCCCCCAATCGTTGTCTTTGAAAATGATCCAGCTGGAGACAGCAGGATGATCAGGCACAGTGAGCAGGCCGGAAAGACTGCCTGCCGACCACATGCGCAATTCCGGTTCGGAAATGCCGACAGACGCGCCATCCTCGACCCCTTCGACGAGGCCGCAAATACCCCTGACGCCTTCCTTGGCAGCATCTTCCGCCGATAGGCCGCTAGGACCATTGGTCAGTCGGATGACCAGTCCGGAAGTCTCCGGAAACATGAGCTTGGCTTTTTCGACATCAGCCTTGCCGGATCCGTCAGGACGAAGAAATGTGTAGTGGCAGGCACCGATACGGCCACCGACATCGACCATGGCGGAAACGAGCGCCGGGATCTTCGGGCGGCTCTCTTCCATCCAGTATTCGCAATCTGGACGAAAGCGCAGCGAGCGCCCGAGGTTTGGAACCTTAGAAATGTCGATGTTGCGGGACTTGAAATATGCTTCGACCGGCGTTCCGAGAATCTGTTCACTACAGCTGAAGAAGAACTTGCGCGCACGCTCGATTGAGGCTTCACGACGCTTCAATTCATTGGCTTCAGCCGCCTTGCGTCTGGCAGACGCTTCGGCCTTCAGCTGCTCGCGCCGTTCATCTGACATGCTCTTGAGGCCATAGCGATCCTCGATCCATTCCAGCGCGTCCATACGGCTCTGATCATCGACAACGCCTTTCAACCCGAATGCGACCAGGTCGATCGCATCGCCCTTTTCGCCGGAAACAAAATCCTTCCAGGCTCCGCGCCGATTGCCCTGAAGCCAAATGACCATCTGATCCGGTTGAGACTTCGCCCGGAAGCGATTGCGCACATTCCAGAGATTTCGACGCTTATGTTTGCGATTGGCCTGAAGAAGTTCCTCGATAATGTTGTCGAGATCTTCAAGCACCCGATCTTTGGCGACGGAAAAACGGCTCATTTCTGCGCCCCGCCCCAAATGCTGGCATTGACAAGAATTTGGCGGAAAACATCGAGGCGACGATCATCGAGCGGCTTGAAATAGATAGACTGGAACCACCATTCGGCGTCTTTGCCGAACACCAGCAATCTGCCGGTCACAAATGATCGAACCTCGACGAACATCAGACCCGTATGACCACCACCAAGATATGACGCGAGGTTCCTGACCGTATAAACCTTGCCAACTTCTGGACATGCCGACATAACCGTGCGGTCCCATTGGGAGTTGTCGACGCAGACCACGCGACATCCGACAGAAAAATCATGATGCTCAGACATCAATAATCCTCCACGAAAACTTGCTCGAGCTCCGCAATCGCTTCGTCGAAGGCGCGATCATCGCGGCGGTATTCGACCCTGCGCAGGAGCTTCGAAACGTTTTGCTTGGTGCAGCCGCAGATATCGGCGGTCAGCGGTTGAGACACGCCGCAGGTGGTCACGAGCAAATAGATCTCGACAGATCGCCGATCCATCTGGCGCACCTTGCTGGCTGAAAGGGCAAGACGAACACCCTTGAGAGCTATGCTTGCTGCGCGGCGCTGATAGTTCATGTCAGATATCTCCGACCAGGCTAAACATGTGCTCCGATGCCTTGCGCTTCTGCTCTATTGTGCGGAGAGCGAAGCGCAGTGACTTGATGTGACGCGGGAAACAGCGCCCGCTCTTGCACATGCGGAAATAACTACTGTTTGAGATGCCAGCGGCGTCGCACAGATCCCGGCGCGTGATGTGCAGCCGGATCCGCGTCTGCTCTATGCGCTGAAGCGCAAGTCGCTGATCAGGACGGTAAGGCTTCCGTTGATTTTCCATATCCAACTTCCAAAAGGTCTTTGACGAGCAGCCGGTACAACGGACAAATCCAGCAAGCTTGGCGCGCTATATGAGCCGCCCTGTCATTCGAAATTCTTCTTCGCGGAGCTTTCGATCTTCGCGGAACTTGCGCAGATCCTCGATCGTCGCTGGCTGCTCGCCTTCAGCTATCGTGACGGCAACAATTCCGTCACCCGAGGCGTAATCGTCGATGATCGAGCCGCACCAGCCGCGTGACGCCGCTTCGCGGTTCAAGTCGTCGAGGATGGATTGATGAAAGGCTGTGTTCAGCGATAGATCTTCAGGGCGTCTGTCGGCGATGCTGATTAGGATCGCTGTCATGGCTTGCCACCCCGCCGAGACTCACGGCAAAAACATGCTTTAATCCAGTTGAGGATATGAACGATGCCAGTCGGCCTAACGAATGAAGAATATGATCGAATGCTAATGGTCGTCGGCGGCGCGGGAATGGCAGCAAAAGCCGTTTTGACATTATCGATGGCCGGTCGTCCGGTTACAGCAACTGGTGCTGTTGAAGTTTGCAAACACTGGATGGACCCAATGTCATCGGCAACACCTTTGCTGCTGGATGCAGTCTCGCGGCATGTGGAGGAAATGCTCGCTACAGCAGAGACAGTTTCTCCGCAGCCATCTGGTCGAGCTTGATCTTTCGGCGGAATAATTCCCGAGAAAAAGTACCGACTGTCTACATCCAACAGACTTTCGGAAGGCTTATCGTCGCTCAAAAAAAGATGCCCGCCACTTTTCTCGACGGCTTGGACAGCGCTTCTTAATGCTAGTGCCACAACTCTCCGTTCGCTCCCGCGACTGATCGGCTTCGGTGGCTTGATGCAAGCGAGTGGGGAAAACACCTCACTCAGTTCCTCCCGAACGATTTCTCGGATGCGCTTTTCGTCGACGTTGCTCATTGCTCGCTACCTCTTCCCTCAAAAATGGACGGAAACACCGATCGGATGACGACAATGGTCGTAGGCTGAAGCTTTGAATTGTTCTTCAGACCGCGATAAATTGTGTTCTCGGGAATGCCCAAGCGGCGCGCAAATTCTGCCTTCGGAATGCCTGCATCTTCGCGCCAGCGATCGACTTCCTGCCATCGAATGGAATGCATGTCACGATTTCTCCCTTGATTAATCATGACAAACCGTGATTTGCTGTGTCGTGTCAAGCACTGTTTAGCAAAATGCACTGAAGGCGGTTCCACAGTATGTTTCTCGTCGTGGAAAACGAGCGCCAAATACAAGTGAAGTGGATCGAGGCCATTCTCGCAGCGCGAAAATGGCGTCCGAACCGGCTTGCGACCGAGGCAGGGGTAGATCCTTCTGCTCTGTCGAGGTTTCTTCACGACAAGGCGGATAGGCGGACGTTAAACAGCTATACGGTCGAGAAGATCGAGGCTGCGTCCGGATTTACAGCCTATGAGGTCGAGCCTTCAAAGCGCACGGTGTCGCGGTTTGGCGCTATCGGCGGTGATGCTACTCCTTATGAACCTTCAGGATCCTCAGACATTGATCGGGCCGTGGTAGCCATTTCGCTCGGTCGAAATAGCATCGAGCCGTGGGTTTTGCTGTCTCGATGCCTGGAGAGTGCGGGTTATCTTCCCGGAGATACGATGCTCTTCGATACGACGGCGCGTCCGGCGCGTGGTGATATCGTGGTCGCTCAAGTTTTTGGTCGAGGAACATCGCCAGAATTTGTCGTCCGGAAGTACGCCGAACCGTTTCTTTACAGCGCCACCATTGACGAAAACCTCATGGAGCCCATCTTGGTCGACAAGAATGTGGTTATCCTTGGTACTCTTGTTAGCTCGCTGCGCTCCCGTCAGGCGGCGTAAGTCGCAATAAGCTGCGACATATCACACATTGTCACATGTTGATATATTAAGACAGCGCCGATAATGGCGCTGTTTTTCTGTGTGTAACCTCGAGGATCATGCCGCGCATTTCATGACTGTCACGCTTTGACAATATCTGTCATGAATTAATCCTTGACATAATGTGACAATACGACAACCTTTGCGACATGTGATTTGCACAGGAGGCAATCAGATGTCTTTGGCAGATAAGGTTGTCGGAATTGGCGAGCTCTCCGCAGCGCTCGGACGTTCCGAAGCTTGGATCAAGCGGAAATGGCTGGAACTCCATATGCTGGAAGGCATGCCGCGCAAGATCGCGACCGGCTGGATCTGGCCGCGCGGCGCTATGGAGCGTTGGATTGAAGAGCAGGGCATGTTTGCCACGGAAGCATCCGCATCGCATGTGATGCCTGCGGATCCGGCAATGGCAAATGTGATTTCGCTTGAAAAAAGCGCTCTACGCGAACGCTATTCGCGGAGTGCAGTACGATGAAGCCTCTCTCCGAAAATCCGGCTATTCTCGATCCGAAGCATGCTCTGTCACGTTCGGAGCGTCAGGCGTTGCTGGCAATCGCTCGATTTCGAAGCCAGCGTCAGATGATCAGCGGAAGATGGCTGATCGGCAACAAGCGTTTCGAAGCGGCCACGATCGACGGCTTGCTCCGCTCTGATCTGGTGAAGCGCGAGCGCGTCGGGCTGGATCTGACGCTCGGCGGTAAGCTGGTCCACGACAAGATTTCGGGGGCGCGCCATGGATCACGATAAAGCCGCCGAAAGCATCGACGAGATCTTCGAAAAAGGCGACCGGCTGTTGCAGGCGTTGATTGAGAACGTGCGCGAGCGCAAGAAGATCTTCCGCGACATGACAGGACGCTGCGCTCTTGTCGCACCACGCGCACCGGAGCGTAGCGGCGATGCATGAAACCTACTTTGCTTTCGGGATGGCGTGCGGCGTTTTCACAATGATCGCGGGACTGATCATTGCCGCCCTTTTTAGCCCTCCTACTAAATAGCCAGGCACACGTACCCCCAACCGCTCTCCAGCGTGTGACCGGCAAGCCCGACTACGCCCCATAGTCGGCAATCTGGCTCCGGCGGCCTGTGTAATGAGTAGCCGCCGGAGCATTTTCTCCAACCAGACAGAGTAACGAGTATGAAAATCAAGAACGTCAATTGGCGTGATGGACGCCCGCGCTTTGAGCCGGGGCCGACGCTGCGGAAACAAGGCTTCAAGGGCAAGGATCTCCGGCACGATGATGGCCGGTGGTTTACCGCTGGCGAGGCGCTGGATTGGTCGCAGAACTTCCAGAAGGAACGTCTCACGAACGCGCAGGAGAAGCGGCAGGAGACGGCGCCAGCGCGCGCCATTGTCGTCGAGAAGCCTGTCGGCACTTATCCGATCAGCCAGCTTATGGAAGATTTTCGCAACAGTCCGGCAGTCAAGGGGCTGGCAAAGGCGACACGCGACGATTACCGCAAGAAAGCGCGTGTCATCGAGTCTCATGATCCGGATCTTTGGGCCGCAGAAGTTGCCTCTCTCGATCAGGCCATTTGCTACGGTCTTTACGAGGATCTTTGGGAAAAGCGCGGCGTCGCTACGGCTCGCGGCACGCTCACCATTTTGGGAATGGCGATCAAGTGGGGCTTGAAGAAGGGTAAAATAAAAGGGCTCGTCGCGAACCCTGCAGCTGGCCTTGGCATGAAGTCGCCGAAGCCCCGAGCTCGGTTTCTCACCAAGGAAGAATTTAACGTCCTGGTCAAAGCCGCCGAGGCTGAAGGCCGGATCGATATCGCCGACATGCTCTATTGCGGCGTGTGGACCGGCCAGCGCCAGACGGACCGGCTTATCCTGAAGAACAGTTTCATTCGAAATGGCCGCTTCATCATTCAGCAGTCGAAGACGGGCGCAGTCATAAGCCCGCCGATCGCTGCCGCATACCAGGAGCGCCTGGACGCCGCAGCAAAGCGCCGCGAGGCCGCTTCGAAGCTGCGGAAGGAAGGTCCTATCGACAGTCCGTTTCTCCATCTTAACGAGCACACTTGGGAGAAATGGAACGAGTTCACCTATCGGAATGAGTTCGCCGCGATCCGCGCAATAGCGGCCAAGGAAATGCCGAGCGTTGCGACGGTACTGGAAAAGGACATGCGCGCCACCGCGATCACGTGGATGGCGCTGGCAGGCAACACCCTGCCGCAGATCTGCGCCGTGTCCGGACACTCACTCAATGGCGCTCATCAGATCCTGAAGCACTACCTCGCCCTGCATCCAGACATGGCCGATACCGCCATCGGCAACATGGTCGAATGGTTCGACGCCGGGGCAAATACCGAAATGGCGGTTGATTAGGAGGCCAGCATGCAAAGAAGGAAGAGAATAACTGATCTCGATATCGCTATCGGTCGGCGGTTACGTGAAATCAGATGCGCAAAGCGCATCACGCAGACCGAAGTTGCGGCGGGAAGCGGTATCACTTTCCAGCAGATCCAGAAATACGAGAAGGGGGCAAACCGCATCACCGTTTCGCGCCTGGTGCGTGTCTGCGCGGCGATGGACGTCAATCCATCCCTGTTCGTTGCCGATGTCGTGGCGCAAGCGGAGGGTGGGGCATGACGAACTTGGCGAACAATCTCATAAAGGCGATCGAGGCGATCGGGGATGCGCTCGCAGACGCAGACCGCAAAGTTGGTCCGTTCGATGGACAGGACTATTCAGCATGGCGCGAGCGGCAACGTAAGGCCGAAGCCGAGGTCGTACAGTTTTTGACTGACAGCTACGACGCAAAATTCAAGCGGAGCCCCTCGCATGACAGCATAGTTCGCATCCTCGGGATCCGCGCGAGCTCGACGAGCGGCACAGCAGGCGCACTTCGAAACTGGATGACAGCAGCCAGCAAGCGCATTGCAGCTGAAGGAGGAGCGCATGTCTGAAGGAGATCAGGAATTTACCATCAAGTTCCGACCTATCGAACGCGAAACGCTTTCATTGCTGCTATCGGTTCACGAGGCAGAAGGCGACCCCATCGAAACTTTCAATCGCCTTCTTTCCGCCTGCTTTGTTTCGGCTGCGATGATCGAGATCACGCCAGAACAAATCTGCGAATACGCAACATTGATGATGCCTATGGCACGCCGCGCCATTCTTGAGCGCAGGGATATTTTCGGAGGACGCAGTGATGAAGCTGAAAGTTGAGTTCCAGCCGACGAGCTACGCCACGCTGCGTCTTTTGAGCGAAGTGCAAGACCAGACCCGAAACATACAGGATACCTACAGCCAGTTGATTTCTGCGGCCATAGTTGCAGCAAAGCTGATCGGCTTCACGCACGATCAGCTTTGCCATCAGATGGAATTGTTCGGCAACTGTGCGGACGCTGCTATTGCCGCAAACCCGGATATTTTCGAGGCGGAGGCCCCGAATGAAATCCATTGAGAAAAGCTATCCGGAATTGCCGGATCTCGCGCTTTCGATCCAACAGCCTTGGGCTTGGCTGATCGTCAACGGCCACAAAGATATTGAAAATAGATCATGGCGCACGTCGCGCCGTGGTTTGGTTGCTATTCATGCGGGCAAGAAAGTCGATCGCGACGCTGCCATTGATCTTCAAATGTGCCTTCATCCCGTAACCGGTACTGGCATGGAGATCGATACATTCGCGGCGGCAGGCAAGGGCACCGGTGGAATTGTCGGTGTGGCTGAGATCGTCGACTGTGTTGAGTGCAGCAATAGCGATTGGTTTGTCGGGGAGCTCGGTTTCGTCATCCGAAATGCACAGCCTGTCGAGTTCATTCCCTGCAAGGGCTCACTCGGGTTCTTTGACTGGCGGAAACAGTTGGAGATCGCACTATGAGCAAACCCGAACCATTAGCCACACATTGCAGCAATCCGCACCGTGACGATTTCTGGACCTGTCCAGGTTGCTACGGAGATCTCGGCAATGTCGGCAGCACAACAATCGTCTGCGCAGAATGCGGCCACACCGTCGAATGCACGCTCGAATATGAACTGGCCTGCCACGCCCGCATAGTGGAAGGGGAGACGGAATGAATATCGTCCTCACAGCATGCGATCGGGAGAAAGACGGCTTTGTCGCGGTCGCGAAGTGGATCGACATCACGCAAGCGGCGGCGCGGCTCGTTATCGAGGCGATCGACAGCCTGGTTGATGACGACGCCGAGCCCCGCAATGCTTCGGACGCCTTTGCCTTCATCCTCGATCTTATGGATGACAAAACCGGAGATATGATCGACACCGGAAAACGGCTTTTGCCGACGCAACTGGCGATGTCGCTTGCGCCGGATCAGGTTTCTGCATGGCTCAAGGAGCGGCCAGATCCGGACTGCGTTATCAATCAACGCGTACCGATCGTTTCGAATGAGATCCTGTTGCGCGTTGCCCAGGGAGGAAATGCGGCATGAAACAGCATGCCGAGAAAACACGTGGAGAACTTCTCCGATACGCATGGGTTTGTGATAAGGAACTCTCCAAACGTCGGACAAACTTCCGTGTCATGTTTGGCAGCATTGTCCTGAATTTTATTATGATCGGTTTCATCATCGGAGCGTTGCTACCATGACACATCTCATTGATAGACTATCCAAGCTGGACGCGCCGTGTAGGGAGTGCGACCTAGGCATAGGCTTGGCTATTGCCGGGTGGGCATTAAGAGACGAAGGCCCGTTCGGAACTATTGATGTTCCAGAGGAAGGTTCATATCCGAACCATCCGGGGAGCATGTATCCAGCATTCACTGAAAGCCTCGATGTTGCATTCGCGCTGGCTGAGAAACTATTCCCCGGCACCGAATACGATTTCACCAATCTTCATAATATCGTTCGAGTGACTATTGAAATGAACGGCGAGTATGGCGGATTTCACGGCGAACACATAAATTCGCTGCCGATAGCTATTTGTATTGCTGTTATTAAGGCGCATGCGGCTAGTCCCAAGCCCAGGCCACTTGACTCTCAATCATGA